ATGGGAACTCCAATACTAGTAATAGTTGCTGCGATTGCTCTATTACTCCTAATACTTTTCTGGCCTTTGGTAAAGCTTCGTCTGCAGACTAGAAAAGTTAAGATGACTCTCAAGGGAAAAGACGGGGCCACTAAGACCCATACGTTGTATCTCGAGAAGAATGAGCCTCTTTGGGGGCTTATTGAGCAATGCAAAAAACACAATGAGGGGGGACAGAATGGCTAACGTCCCTCAAGAACCTCAGAAAAACTTATCTGGTGGCGACCTCATTTTAGCTGGCTTCCTCGTTAGTATAGTTTCATCAGCTACAGTAAAGTTGGCAGAGAGCTTTCCAGAAGACCATTGGACTCATTTTGTTACCGAACAATCTATTTTAGCCCCAACGTGTAGCTTGCTGACGGCTTCAATTACGCTTCTTATATCGATACTTAGGTATAAGGTGTCATTAAAGAAATTTAAGATGGAATACAGAGATAAAGTAGCTCTCTTGAATGACCTTATTGACACTGCACCTGATGAAGCTACAAAGTCTGAACTTGCCCGTAGAAAAGCTGCCTACCTACTTGCTTTGTCTGATAGAGCGATATCTTCCGGTGATATGAGTATTCTTGAAAATCAATCGCAATAGTATGTTTGCTTGAAGTAACATAAAGTGGCTCAGTTGACTCCTTGTACTTACGTTAATTAAGGCACTATATTGCCCTTCGTAATTAGTTGAAACAACTGGTGATTGTATGCCAAATCATAACCAACATAACTTTCCTGAGAAAACGCTTCGTCAGCTTCGCGAAAATGTGGCGAACCTTTGCTTGATTAAGGACAAAGAAAAACCGCTCACATTGGAACGGTTTAGTAAAAGATAGGGCAAAAATTTAAAGAGAAAGCTGTTTGTGCTTCTTAATCTTGTCATTGTGTAGCTTGATGTGATTTGCGTATTTCGTTTTCTTCTTTTTATCATGACCTTTATAAGCATGATGATTTTCAATCACTTGGCTGATATCTACTGGCGGAGCCTCTGGTGAGGAGGCAGTACTGTAGCCTGCATTTTTATGTTCGTTCATCGTGCCTCCTTCTCTGTGTGCTTTGATTGAATTGATAAGGTTCTCTGTTAATGAGTATATATTGTCCATTGCATCATTGCCAATATCTTCCATATCCTCGAAATAGTCTTCACCATTTAGGGTGTAGTGGTAATGGCTAACAGGAGGGCCTGATAGGGAGTCTAACTTACAAGCTGCTTCTACTGCAGCTTTTGTTTGGTAGCTGTTATAGGAGAGCCTTGCATGGTTACCACCAGTGCCGCCGTAAACTAAGCCTTGATCATTATTGCAACCTCGGTGCGTGATCGTCCAGTTTGAAGTAGTGACAATCGCATAGGCGAGCGCGCCATAACCCTGATCTTTAGCATAAGCAGCAGCTTTAGCATAAGTATCATCATTGATTAATCCAAGCGACAGGGCTTGTTGTAATAGAATTTGTTCGTAGCAGCCCGCGTAGAAAATAACTTTTTCTGTCTGAATAATAGCTTGCTGATCTTCATCGAAAACGTCGAGATCAGATATAAAGAGATACTTATCAAGTGGTTTAGCAACCTCTAAACCTTGTTGATTAGTCCATAATGAATCACAAGCCCCAGAGCTACTATCAATCAGAAAAGTGGTCATTACAAATCCATAATTACTTGTTTAATTTGTCTAACAATACATCAATTATCATTACTGATAACTAGAGAATAATATAATACAAGAAAGGCGCTCAATAGAGCGCCTTTTTAATATCTGTTGAAAGTAACGAGTCATTACTTCTTACGGCAGAACTCAGCGATTACGTACATTGATTGACCGCCGTTTGTTTTACCAGAAACAAGCTTAGGATCGTCACCAACGCTGATGCCACGGATAACAGTACCTTGCTTAATTACTTGGTTAGTACCTTTTACAGGTAGGTCTTTAATGACTGTTACGTCGTCACCTTTTTTAAGTTCAACGCCGTTTACGTCAAGAGGCTTGTCATCAGCAGACATGCCGATTTGTGCCCAAACTGACGTTTCTTCTTCAAGGTACATCATGTCTAGTGTGTCATTGTAAATACTATTAAAATTTATATAAAACAGTGGTTTAATTATTTATTTGAAAAGGTTGGGGCAATTATGGGGCATTTTACTTTAAATTGATGGATATATAGCCTCGCACTAGCGAGGCTATATTTACTCTCCTGATTTTATACCTTTCAACGCTTCCCAGGCCTTTTCACTCTCTGAAGAATTTGTGTTTTTCATCCATTTTCCGTAAACATTGGCGATCATCAAAAAGTTACTGTGTCCCATTTGCTGCGCTAAGTATGCGATGTTCACATTAGCGTAGCTCAACATCCATGAAGCGTAAGTGTGGCGCAGCTGGTAAACGTTGCGATAGGGAATACCAGCTCTAGCACAGATATTCTTCCACATCTTATTGGGTGCCGTTTTGCTGAAATAGTCATAGGGTGTTTCAGAATTTAGGTTTTTAGTCGCCTTTGGGTTGAACACAAAACGGATGTTATCGATACGGATCGTCTTATCGGCCAACTCCACTTCATGCTCCTGTCTTGGATAAGATGAACTCAAGCTCTTTTGTGACTGCAACGCTTCTAATGCTGGCGGCATTAAATCAACGATTCGTTCACGATCGGTTTTCGGTGTTTTCAACCCTCGAGCTTCAAACGTTGCTCTGCGAATCGTTAATATTTTATTCTCAAAATCTACATCTTCCCAAGCTAATCCGCATAGCTCACCAGTTCTAAGACCCGTGTAAGCGAGTAGTGTAATGATATTTTTGTGTTGCTCTTGTATACAAGCATCAAGCGCTTTGCTTATCTCACCCATAGTAAACGGGTTAATGTTGCGCTCAGGTGTTTTCATGCTTGGCATAAACTCAGCAAAATTACGCTTTACATACCCCATTCTATACAACCAGGCAAAGAACGAATTAATAGCACGAAAGTATGTATTCAACGTTCTTGCGCCTCGGCCTTTAGCAAGGAGAGAGCGAAGATCAGAAACCGTTTGAGGGCTAAGTGTATTGCAACTGCGGTTAGCTCCGTATGTTTCTTTGGCAATCTTAAACAAAGATACATATTTCTTGTAGGTTGAAGACCTCAAGTCTGTTTGTTTAAGTTGAAGGTATTTATCAATCATTTCACCAAACGTACCAGCCTGAGGGTTATCAGTAGCATGGGGTGAATCAGGGAAATGAGCAGCATAACGAAAAATACCGATTTTGATTTCATACATTATGGCTTCGCGTTTTTGTGCAGCAAACTTGATGTTCTGCTTAGTTGGAGCAAGACCTAGAGACTCACGACGACGTTTACCTTGATAGGTAAAGTTGATTCGTAATGACTGGCCATGAACCTCTAAACCAGTAGGGAGTTTTACATTTTGGCTCTGTGCCATCGGTTCCATTCCTCTGTGTCTACCATCCATGTGCCGTTGATCTTACTCATTACAGTAGAAGGGTAGATCCCTTCATTGGCTTTCTCTCGAAGTGTCTTTGTACTTAGCCCGATAAGATCAGATGCTTGCTTTAACGTAACAATGGATATTTTTGCGAGTTTAGGGTTTTGGGTGCGCATGTTACTAGAACCTCGCTTTAAAGGATGATTAGGTATAATCACCCTGTTATTAACGGGAAGAGCTAACACTCATCCATAAAGTTTTCAGGTTGACGGGTGATTTTTAGCTGTACTTGAATTCGGTCTTTACCCGACAGCAAGGTACCTAGTAGGACTTCATTGTCGGGGTGGTTACCTTCAAACATTTCAACTAGCAACTGCTCTATATAGTCTTTAGCCTCAGCTGCGACAGCTTGCGCTTCACTCATGTTCATTACCTCTATTATGAAAAGTGTAAAGTGCATAAAAAATCACACAGACAAAGGCATAAACAACAATACTCTTCATGAGCTCACTCCTTTTTCTGGTGGAATGATGCGCACTCGGTTCATGGTGTGCCAACACATTGCATCACCATTAAACAAGCCGCCTTCACGCAACTTAGCGCAGCCTTGTGGTAGTTGTTCACCACACTTACCGCAGCAGCCCAAGTCGCTTTCAATCTTTGGTATCTCGGCATGAACACGGTGAATCAGTGACTGCAAAGCTTCAACTTGGGCGTAAGGTTCGCTTGGGCAAGCGAAGAACTGGCAAATTTTATTAAGCTTTGCGATTTCATCGGGTGATAACGTCACTCGAATATCGTTATTACCACTGGTTTTGCGCTTATCCCTTAGGCGTTTTGCACGAGCAGCTGCTTGCTTGCGTTTTCGTTCTTCATTCATTTTGAAGCCTTACGCTTACGAGATACGGCTGTCTTTTTCATAGGTGCAAGTAATTGGCGAGCTTTTGCTAAACAAAAGTCGAAACACTTGCCACCACGACCGCCAAACGAAGCGGTGGTTCGATAGGTTTCAATAGCAAAATCACAAGCACGAGTGGCTTCATGCTGTTCGTAGCCTTCACCAAGTAAGATTTGATGAATATTTTTATGGATAAACTCTTCCTGAGAGTTTCGAAGTAGGGAAGTCGTCATTACACAAAGTTCCTTTGGTCTCTGGGTGAAACCTAGCAATCAGTCTAAGTACTTGAAATTGGTGGTCAGCCAGTTATATACTGATTGCGAGGCTTGGTTCTTTAGTTCTAAGTCTCATTGCACAAAGTAAGCCCTTATTGGTTTGGTCACCGATAAGGGTTTTCTTGTTTTAGTCGTCCGCCCAATCGTACTCCGTCTCAATACCCATATCGTAAGCCGTAACTTCATCACCTTCACCAAGCTCCATAAATTGATCATGAATGTCACCAAAATCAATCACACTTCCTGTGGCATACATTCGAAATAAATGAGACTCAAAGTCGCGCTTAAAGGTCGTCACTTTCGCTTTGCTGTCGTTACCTTGGTAACCAATATTAAAACCGATAACTTTTCGAGTTTTTATATCCACTTGAATAGTGCTACGGCATTCATTGAATGACTTATCCCCTGTAGAAAGGTAGCTAGATGTCGCTGAGTCCTCATCAAATCCAATACTTATATAACTAGAATTCCAACTGCGATCTTTACGCTTAAAGCAAACAGCAAAACTTCCAGAGTGGTCCGGCTGATAGTCGGTAATTCCATCTTTCAGCATGGTTATCAAATCATCAAATTGAACCGTTTCGCCTGCTGTAGGACAGATATCGTTTAACAGGGTATCGACTTGATTTATCACAGGGCCTTCAATGTGCTTATTAAAACGCTCACGGATAGTCGTGGTGATAAAGTGGTTGTATTCAAGAATGCCAAGGTTATCCATATCCAGTTTTAATTGGTCTTTCAACGCACCTTTAAATGCCTTTCCAAAGTCTGAGTAGCTACGGAAAAAGTCGGTAAGCTCACTAGTGATTGTTTCTTCAATTTTCTTCTCAATTGCTTGTTGTAACTCAGCTGAAGCGAGTGTGTTTTTTACTGCATTGGTAGCGATTTGTTCGATATTTAACATGGTTATTCCTCAGTTATGAAAGGGTGGTCAACCCTTGGTTAAAGTCTCATTGCACAAAGTAAGCCCTTATTGGTTTGGTCACCGATAAGGGTTTTCTCTTTTCTAAGCCTTTCAAAATCTCATTTCATTCAACTTACTGCTCAATTGCTCAGAAAGAGCGTTGAACTGATGGATGGTTTGGGCGTCTTCCTTACCAACGCTTACTTCTAAGTTTTTGCATTTATCACTGAGCTTAACGAGCTGTTCAAGATCGTCATAAAACGGATCGCTTTTTGGCATCTTCGCGAGGAAGTGCTCGAAGCTAGTTCTATGTAATTGGATGGCTTTGGAGCCTTCTAGTGTTTTGTTGAGGTTTTCGATACTTAAATGTTTCATGTACTTTCGCCGTAGTTGTTAAGTACATTTAAGGTACAAAAATAAAATGTATGTGTAAAGTACGTTTTTAGTGTTTTTTTAAATAAGTGAATCTTAGATACAAAAAAAGCCGCTGATTAGCGGCTAGTAGAAGTTCGTTTTATTATCACAAATCCATAATGATTTGTTTCACATATCCGACAATTCGGCAGTTTCCGTTAATTGGTATGGGATCATATTTCGGGTTCAACGGGACTAAAAACTTATGCGGGCCATCGATTTCGAGCTTCTTAATTGTTGCTTCTGGTGCGTCGTTTAATGTCGCGACCACAATCTTACCGTTGTCTGGGCAGCTACATGGCTCAACCACAACAATAGAACCAGCTGGTATTGAAGGTGATCCATGAGGGTTAGTCATCGAATTACCAGTTACTCTCATTGCAAATGCATCATCACTAACGTTGCTTGATGTTATTTGCCACTCGATATCCTCATCAAAGATTAATCTAGAATCTACGCTGCCCCAAGAACCAGCCTGTACTTGACTTAAGATAGGAACTTGCTTCGTATTGGTAGCTTTAGCGATAACGCTTGTAGGTAAATCCGCTGTATTAGTACGGTCTACATCTAGCCAGCCCTCCGGCTTATCAAAGCATTGTTCTATATGTCTCGCCATTTTGGGGCCAATCTCAGTTGTTGGTCGCTTACCCATAAAGCGGCTTACTTGGGTAGTAGAGCGATCAATCTTATCTGAAAAGGCAGCATTACCACCAAGGGCTTTAGCTAAGGAGCGAGCATTTTCTCTTCTGATGCTTTCTGAAGTCTTCATAATCCGTCTAATCAACTGTCTGTAGTTAATCTAACAACTTTAAATGATGTACTAAAAAAGTACATGATGTTGAAAGTACGTTTTGTTTTATGTATCTTGTATTTCGGAGGTACATAAATGTACAAGAAATATTGGCGTCAGCTACCTGATGTAAAAAAGCTAGAAATGGCAGTGCAGCTAAAAACGAGCACTGAATATCTACGTTTAGTTATTACGGGACATAAAGTCCCCGGTGCCGCATTAGCTAAAAATTTACACGACTTAACACATGGCGAAGTCGACAAACACAAATTAAGGCCTGACATTTTCTAAGTGCATCTTAGTAAATATAGGTCACAAAGTATGATCACAAACATTCTGTATAAACAACCAGTAAGGAATAACCATGCAACCCAGTTTAAAAAGCGTTATGCATAACGCGGTTGTCGCTTGGCGAAGTGATGCAACGAAAGAACAAATTGCAGAATACATTTCTCGCTTCTATCACAAGATGAAAATCTTCGAGGAGGAGGATTGCCAAAGGGAACACCTTCTCAAAGTACCGTCGGCCTTGAACAACCCGAATAACACACAAAATCTATTTCGCTATGTGAGTCGAACAAGCACAGAGGCCAAAGCTAACGTTATGGATCTACTGCCAGCCATTATTGCGGCGATGCCCAAAGCTCGGGCAACAGCGGCTTTGAATCAGTTCTTAAATCCACTTGGGTATTCAGTTGCGGCTATTGGCTCCAGCCAAACCATGGCGAACCGTGACCAATTACTCGCCGATTTTAGCAAAGAGTCATCAGAAGCATTCCGCTCGATACTCTTACTCAGTGAGCATGCTACGTCTGACCAACTTCGCGATGCTTACCGAGAATTACAAGAGAGTGCCGGTTCTCACGATCCACTACTCAAATATTTAGAAACATTGATGGCGCAAAAAGGCTGACCACCTGAATGCATTTATTCACCACGCTAATTAGCAAAACAAGAGAACTTTGTGCAATGAGTCTTTCTTATCAAAATTACTACGGCCAAATGCTGTTGATAGCAAATAACGGTAACTGTCGTTACGTCGTATCGCGCAGTAAAGCCAAGCAAATTTTACAAACCATGAAGGCGAGGGTGCAGTTATGAAAAACAAGTTAGTTGATCTTAATAACCACCTTTTTGCTCAAATGGAACGCCTGTCAGATGAGGGTATAACCGACGACAAATTGAATGAAGAAATAAATCGTTCAAAAGCTATTACCACAGTGTCAAAGCAAATCATCGATAACGCTCGCCTTGCTCTGGATGCTCAGAAGTTTCGCACAGAGTACGCGGGTCGAATTGAGTTACCCGAAATGATTGAGGGTGATAAACATGCCTAAAGGTCAATCACATCGTTACACAGAAGCGCAGTTCGCATTCTTGAAAGAAAATTGCACCATGGTGCGGCGAGAATTGACTGAGGCTTTTAATTCCCACTTTGGAACAAGTTTGACGCTCGCTGCCATTAACAGTTGTTGTAAACGCAAAGGTTGGTTTACTGGCCGCGACGGAAAAATAGAAAAAGGGAACAAGCCTTGGAATAGTGGTACCAAGGGCTTGATCATGGCAAACGCCGGAAGTTTTAAGCCAGGTCAAAAACCAATGAACAGCAAGCCATTAGGGCATGAGCGTATTTGTTCTAAAGATGGGTTTATTCTCGTCAAAGTAGCAGAGCATGACCCGTACACAAACGCTAAAACCCGTTATAGGGCTAAGCATCAAGTGGTTTGGGAGCGTGAACATGGTGAGATACCAGACAACCATGCGATTCGTTTTAAAGATGGTGACAAGCTGAATTGTGCTGTCGACAACCTCATTTGCGTTTCATTGGCTGTCAACCTTCGTATGAATCAGAATCGAGTTCAAGACCTGCCAATAGAGCTTAAAGCGACGGGGCATGCTATCGCAGAGCTCGAAGTTGCGGCATTCAACGCAGAGAGGAAAGTCAGATGAGTATGATCCTTACCGCTCAAGCCATGCAGTTAAAAGTTGGCAATGCGACTCGTAAACTGGTGTTACTCAAACTCGCTGATAACGCCAACGACAATGGGGTGTGCTGGCCATCTTATGAGTACATTGCAGATATGTGCGAGGTCGACCGTCGAACTGTAATGCGCCATATCAAAACGTTAGAAGAAATGGGGTTTGTTTCAGTTCGCACTCGAAAGGGAGAAAAGGGCAATTCGAGCAATGTATACCAGTTAAATATAGGTAGTGACAAATTGTCACCCCCTAGTGACACACGATCACGAGGGGTAGTGTCACAGGATCACCAACCTAGTGATCCTATGTCACCCGGAATCAGTCATAGAACCAGTCAATTAGAACCAATAAAAAATAAACAAAAAAAATCGAGTGAACTTGAATCTTGCTTTGAGCGTCTTTGGGCGGCATTCCCAACCAAGAAATCGAAGAAGAACTCGTTAGCAAAATTCAAAAGCATCGTGACAGCGCAAAGTGAACCACCAGAGGTATTCACTAACAAGCTTTGCCAAGACATCGAAACCCGAGTGACCAATCGCCAGTTTGGTTTCGACAAGCTTCACCTAACGACCTACTTGAATCAAGAACGATGGAACGACGACCATGAAATCAATCACTCAAGCACTGCTCACTCAAGCAACACAACCACAGGCTCACAAGCCAACCGAGTTGAACAACACAACGCAGAATTGCTCGCCCGCTACGGACACACTGCCGCATCAAGTGGGCAACCAGACTTTGCACCTGAGTGTGGAGGATTGGATTCAGGCGAAGTTTGTGGAGGGGTACGGAGCGAAGTGGATTTACAAGGCACTACCATCGACCTGGACTCAAGCGATTTCCACGATGTCGGTAACTGACGTTCGCAGAGCGGTAAGCCAAGCTTTGCTCGAAGGGGATGCATGGCCGCCAAGCTTGCCTGAGTTCGTTAACATGGGCCGTGAAGAGTTGGTTGATATCGATGAAGCCTTTACGCGAATGCTGCGTTGTGAAGCCAAAGGGGACATTGAGTATTGGGCATCACAAGAAGTGGGTTTTGTTTGCCGTGGGCAATTGAGCGAGCGAGAAGCCAGAGCCAAGCATCGTAAGGCATTGAAAAAGTATGCTGAAAGAGCAAAAGCAGGTTCACTGCCTGCAAGAAATACCGTGCGTTTAGCCGATAAAACCAACGTAAAACCTATCAATGAGATCAAAAGACCGGATCCAAACAAATTCAATAAGAACTCGGTATTTGCAAGGGTCGCAGCAATGGGAGCAAGGGCGTAATGCAATTTGAAAAGTTACTGGCAAAGTTCAATGTAAAAGGGATTAACTACGAACCATCACTCGGTGGTAAGGGGTTACTTTCTCAGGAAGAACAGCTGGCTATCGTTGGGCTTGCTTGGAAGGAATCTCCCGTCGGTTTTCTGGTGTTGTTCGTTGAATGTTTGCAAGATAAGCCGGCACTAAAAAAGTTATACCAAGCCACTTTGATTGAAGCGAATACACTCATGGAAACATGGCGCGGCCCGTATCCAGAAAAAGCGCTCCAAGCGTTAGCCTCTGCCGCAATTGCAGAAGCAACGCAGCAGTTTGGCCAAGTCTGCCCAGAATGTAATGGCAGTGGTAAATACATTGCCAAGAACCGAGCTAGAAGAACCTGCCCATGCTGCGATGGTGGCCGTATAGGCTGGACTCAAGAAACCCGTTTTGCCTTCTTCAGCCAAACTTTACCCGTTACTTTCTCTCGCTTTAAGAAGTACGAATCCATTCTCGGTAAATTGGTAAAACGTTTGGTGGATAAGCGATGCGCTGCGGCTTTAGCGTTGCAGGGGAGGTATGAGCAAGAAGAAAGTATGGCGAAAGTATTAGAAGGTGAGATATAAATCGAAAATAAGTTCTTAGCTTATGGCGTATGTTGAAAACATGCGGCTTAATACAAAGGTAGTTTTTCTTTCTACATCGACACTTTCGCTTGTTGATTAACGGATGCCCTCGCTAGGGGGCTGATGTTTGCAATCTCTAACGTTCTCTCCACTGTCTGATTTTGGCTTAAAAGATCGTAAAAATGTTAACAACATATTCAAGAGAATCCTATGAGTAAGACCTTCGGTCAGGAATTAAGAACTGCTCAATTCTAAGCAGTCCGTCTTTCTCTCTTACGCAACGAAGACATAATAACGCGTAAAATTTCTTTATATGCAACAAAAGTTTGTTGGTGTTTGGGAAAAGTGGGATACTACGTGTGTATCAGATATGTGCGGAGAGAGCGAACTTGAAGAAGAGAAAGAAAACAGTTGGAATACGTTCAATAGTAGAATCGATAATGACCCCTAAGATATTTGTATTTGGCGATAAAAAAAAGGCCATAGTTGACAATTTTTATGAGTATCTTTTTCATGGGGACAAAGAGTTCTTCGATCAAATAATGAAAATACTGTTGGAAAAATCAGAAATATTCTCTCTTCTAAATCAGAGTGCATTAACATTAGATGCAGTATTCTCGAAGCAAATATTAAATTATGAAGATTTATCCTTAGAAAGAGCAATACAGATATATCGAGCTATCATTGTTAGTCAAATAGAAAAAATTAAATATTTTCAGAATGCACAACAACGTGTTGAATCTCTTTTTGTTAAGGGTATGTATGATGAGGCTGAAAATATTTTAGATGATTTGGATGAAAAGCTTGGTCAATCTATCTGGTCTATAAATATAAGGTTTTCATTATACTCTGCTGCAAAGAAATATGAAAATATTGATAATTATTTAGAATTGATAAAAAGGGAAAATGCTAACTCATCATTTCAAGATATTGTAAGGGTATGTGCATGGAAATCGCAGAGTTACGATTCTAATCTCATTATTGAATCAATGATTAGACGAGCAAATAAGGAATTTATCGAAGGTGGTGCATTAGATTTAGCAGCTTTTCATTCAATTATGTCTCTTCCATATCCAATATATGATGATGTAGACCTTATATATAGTATAAAAAGATTGCAATTCCTTCCTCTTATTGATCTTTACGAATCGATTATTAAACTTACATCGTACTCATTAAAAAATGATAAAGCCGAAATATTATGCATTGATGAATTTATAAAGTTATTTAGAGTGTTGAATAACGAAATAGGTTCGAATCGAATATCAAGTCTTCTTCACGGTTTAGAAGGCAAAGAAGTAGATATTGATATGGAGCTTAATGACCCAGAAATTATAGCTTATTCTGAAGGTCGTTATCAAGATGTGATTGACTTAGTTGAAGGGAACTGGCAAGCATCTGAAACTTTAATCACTAAAGTTAATATATATGCAAAATCATATATTCATACTAAGGCAAGCCCCGAGGGATTACCGAACTTTCTTAAAGATGTTATCTTACAATTGATGTCGATATATTCATTAAATGAAGCTAATCGCTCAGTTTTATCGTTACTAAATTTATCTATCAAGTATTCGAGTTTTGAGTTGTCTGACCATTTGTTGATAAGTATACATAAATCAGCCCCATTCTTTTTTGATATAGAAACTAAAGAAAAAATAATCAAGAAGTCCAGGTTTTTAAATGTCCCATTAACGCCATTGGCAAACAACTTGCATAAGAGGCCGTATCTTTATGTAACCAACTTATCTGATGATGCCCCCCTACATCTCAAATCAAAAAAAAGAGCGATAGATGCTCTAATAGATAACGACAAAGACCAAGAGCAGTATTTAGATGATTTCTACAGCCTTGCTCCTATTAAAAAGGATGCTATTGAGCTGAATGTTGAAAATAAACTTTCTTTGTCTGATTGGAATGGGTTAATTGTTTATGCCGCTAATGAATTAATAAATAACTCTAATGCTAATGTTTGTTTACCCTTAGAGTCAATAGCTAAGTATATTGATGAAAATTGTATATATACATTAGATTCTGTTATATGTAGCTACTTTTATCGAGAGTTTTCTAAAGATAATAATAGTGAGATCCTAAATGAGGTCTTTGAAGAATACATACTCTCTCTGGAAATAGAAAGACCAAGTGAAATAATTTGTGATAAATTAGATAAAAAGTCCCTCTATTTACTAAAAACGATTTCAAAAATAGATGTTATGGAATATTTAGGGTGCTTTAACGATAATAACGATCTTAATATCGAGAGGATTAATATTTTAAATAAATTAGTTGAAAATAAATATTATACCCAGTCTGATATAGATAAAGAATGCAAGGATATTGTTGACGATATCTTAATAGAAGGTGGCGCCGCGAAGTTCAACGACTCAAAGATATTCGTAGATACTAAATATATTTTGGAAAAGAAAAGATCTGATATTAAATCTTTGCTAATTCAGTATGATTCAGATCTAAATCCTATGTCAAACAGTGATGATGTTCTCTATAAAATCGAGTCCATGACAATTCCCAAAGGAAGCAAAAATGAATCAGTAACAAGGTTAATCAATTTACTATTGATAGAATTTATGAACAACCCAGAAGTAGGATTAGACAAGAACTTAAGCTCCGAGATTAGGCATGGTTTTTTTGGTAACTTATTATGTTCTAAGCTGCAAAATAGAAAATTATTAACTGAACTGGGTGATGACGGAAAGTATAGATCAAACTCATATTGGTTAGAATACTATAGTATGATAAGTCGTACTATCACGAAGAATATTGATGACATACTAGTTAAGTTTAGTCATGATTTTAATACTCTTATCGAAAGTGCGGAACAATGGATGAAGGTTTCTTTAAATGGTGATGACGAAGAGCGATTATTCAGTTTTTCTTTAACTTTAAATGAATTTGAGTTGATAAAGGGATTTATTGACCAAAATAATAAATCTGTCGATGATGTTGCTAATTATATTTTTTCAATTTTTCATGAAAAATTATCTATTTGTTTAAATCGGGTGAAAAGAAAGCTTAATGAAACCCTTGTTAACAAAATTGATGATATTTTCTCTGCTCTTATTGATGATATAACCGAGGAGAAGAGAGGAACAGCAATGAGCGATTTACTTTCTGAAATTCGAGTAGCTAATACAGAAGTAAAAGAAGATATAAGAACAGTTTGCGAGTGGTTTTCATTTAAGAAGGATTTAGGTTTTAGCTCTTTCGAAATTCGTCAAGCAATTTTATTGTCAGAGCGGTGCTTTAACCAAATAAATAACTGTGACATCAAGATCGAAATAATTAACGATACCGAGTCAAAGATAACAGTCCGCGGCGAACATCTTTATGCGATCGTATTTATGTTAATCAATTGTTTTAATAATAGTTACAAGTATTCATCTCGTTATAACGAAGTGTATGTTCATATATCTGAGTTAGATCATGAAGGGTTTAAAGTCTGCATTAAGAATGAAATTTGTGAATCTACTCATGAAAAACTTAGCGATGGGTTGTTGAGCGATATTGTTTGTAATTTGAGAGAGATGAGTAAAAATGATCTGCTAATAAACGAAGGAGGTTCCGGTTTATATAAATCTTTACACGGTTTACGTATAATATCTGATAGATACAACCTAGTCCCATTCATCGAGCCTAATAAGTTTTGTGTTGAGGTTACATATGACGAAAAAAATCTTAGTGGTAGAAGATAACGAATATAAAAGAAAGCGTATTGTAGAATTATTAGCAACAGATTTTCCTGATGCTGAAGTAAGTGAGTGTTATTCATTTACTTCTGCTTGGAAGACCATGACCAAAAAGCACTATGATCTAGTTTTACTTGATATGAGTTTACCAACGTTTGATAAGAGCGAATCTGAGTCAGGCGGAACATTTCGAGCTTTTGGTGGTAAGGAATTGGCAAGGAAGATAGTTAGACGAAAGGTTGAGTCTAAGTTTATCTTTGTTACACAATACAAAAACTTTAGTGATAGCGTTAATTCATATTCTTTTACAGACTTGAAAAATGAGCTGTTAGATGATTATTTAGATGACTGTTTTGGTTTTATTTTGTATAGCAACAGCCAAAGCGAGTGGAAAGAAGACTTGAGTAAGTCTATAAGAGAGTCAATTAAGTGAAAGTTTTAATAGTTGATGACAATAAACCTAGATGCTCAGAAATAATTGACTTGATATCACGTTCTACTCATATAAGTAAAGATGATATATTTTTCAGTCATTCAGGTGATAATGCTAAAAGTAAATTGAGAAGCATGCATTTTGATTTATTGATTCTTGATGTTGTATTACCACGACGAAATGAGTCTCCAAGTCCTCAGGTTGGTTTAGACTTACTTAAGCAAATAAAGAAGCGGCCCACTTTAAAAAAACCAGATAAAATTATAGGGATAACTGCACAAGTAGACGATATCTCAGCATTTAGAACAAGTTTTGATGAACACTGCGAAGTTATAATCGAAGCATCGCATAGAAATAGTGACTGGAAAGCAAAGATACTTAATTGCATCGAGTTTGAAGGAAAGAAAAAGCTATCACGTTATGCTAGTGATAAAACTGTAACATGCATAACCGTTCATGGTATAAGGACTAGAGGTTGTTGGCAGGAGACACTAAAGAAAGCTGTTATATCGAAACTGGATTCAGTTAACTTTGAATCTTATAAATTCGGATATTTTACAGTTGTTTCTTTTCTTATCCCCTTCTTAAGGAATATACAGATATCTCGTTTTAAAAAATCCTTAATAAATTTAAATTATGCCAATAATAAAATAATTATCTTTAGTCATAGTTTTGGTACTTATATTGTTATAAATGCTATAGAGCAGCTTTTGATGGAAGGTCATAAGATAGATTTAGATAAATTAATTCTATCTGGAAGTGTTCTTCGCTCGTCTCATGATTTCTCTTCTATCTTGGCTAAAACTGATGTTAAAATAATAAATGATTGTGGCTGTGATGATGCAGTACTTTTATTATCGGAAGGCTTTGTTCCTAATACTGGAATGGCTGGTAAAGTCGGCTTCTATGGATTAAACAATGACAGGTTCGTAAATCGTTACTTTCGGGGTGGGCATAGCCATTACTTTGATGTAAAGGGGCAGTTTATAACTAATTATTGGCTTCCTCTCTTTTCAGAAGTGGACACTTTAGATGTTATTGATGAAAGAAGTAATGGTATTGTTAGTCTGGGAATTGTGGATAAATTTTTTAGTATTCTTGGTCAATGTAAAGAGTTCATATACCTCGCTCTAATCATTTATACTGTATACTTAATTTATTTGAATTTGTGAACTATTGGTTGCTGTTGTCGAGCAACCAATAAACAAGTTACGCCTTATTTAATAATTTTACACGGCTAGCCGATTAGCTTTGTTTAGAACAATCTACTACACACAAATTTTAAATTTTCCTAAAACACGTCTGTCAAAAAATGAGCTGTCGTTCTGTGAATACAGAAAGCCACGGGTTTACCCGTCGATGAATTCTAATTCCAAAATTATAGCTTAAGCTGTTTGTAACTTTGGTCAGCGCTTTAGAGCTGTCATGGTAAGTACCTCGGGATGCCCGCGTGAACCTTCGCATATTGAAAGTGCTCTACTTTGAATATCACTACGTAACTTATACTTTACCCACTTTCTCAACTCAAGATAGTGGTCTTTTTGACTTTCCAATACCTTTAACTATTCATTAATGGCTAAATTAGTAAAACGCTTGTAACTAATTGTCCAAAAGTGTGATGGGGAAGAACCTGCATTGTTGCTATATCTACCCAAGTGTGCATAATTACCAAATTAGAAAACCTCGCCCACCCGGCGGGGTTTTTTCGTTTCTGGCGTTTATAACTTACGAGCACCCCTTTCCATTGTGAAAGTCGGGTGCTTTTTTGTGGGAGGCATATGCAAGATAAACTCAGTTCATTCTCTTCATATCTCACTAGCGGCTTACTGGCCCTTACTGGAGCATTCAGCATCCAAGACTGGGCGGCGGTGATAGGTGTGGTGATGGTGTTTGTCACGTACTTCACCAATCGTCGCATAAAACTCAAATTGCTTGACGAAGTGCGCAAGCAACGAATTTCGGAAGAGCTCTGTGAAAAACTTAATCAATAAAACCGTCTGCTCTGTTGCGGTTGTGCTTTCCATCGTTTTTGGCCTTGCTCCAAACATGCAAACCAGCCAACAAGGTTTAGCACATATCGCCAACCTCGAAGGGTGCCGAACGCAAGCGTATCGATGCAGTGCTCATGTGTGGACCAACGGCCTTGGTCATACAACAGGCGTGAAACAGGGCGATGTGGTGGATGAAGAGCAGATTGCTCGTAACTTCATTGCCGATGTTCAAGCCGCTGAAAAGTCGGTAAACCGCTACTTAACCGCTGACGTTACCCAAGCTCAGTTTGATGTACTGGTGAGCTTTGTGTTCAACCTGGGCGCTGGCAACTTAAAGCGCTCCACCATGCTTACGTTGTTTAACCAAAACCAACCATCAAAAGCCTGCTTAGAGCTTTCACGTTGGGTCTATGTTAACGGCAAAAACTGCAGGAACCCTGATAGCCAATGTTCAGGGGTGGTCAAACGTCGCCAAATAGAGCAACAAGCTTGCTTGAACGGTTGGTAATAGGGGGCTTATGAACATCTCTATTAAAAAAGCGGTGTTTGTTGGCTTGGGAATTTTGCTTCTGGGTAGCTTAGCCGCTTCTGCTTACTTGTTTGAGTCAAACCAGGAGCAAGCAAACCGCTACGGTGAGCTTCAAGGCCAGTTTCAAGATTCGCTCAACAAAAATAAATCACTGTCTATCACCGTGAAAGCCTTAAGCGATGAAGTTCGCCAAGCGCAGCAGGCCGCTGATGTGTTGTTGCAAGCCAAGGCTGAGCGCAACACGGCAGCGATTCGCACTGTGACTAAAATCAAAGAGGTATTGGTTCATGAAAAATGCGCTGATGTGCCTATCCCTGATTCATCTGAGTGGTTGTACTACGACTGAGGTGATAACGGAGTACCAAGATCGCTTGGTAATTCCTCCGGCGGTTTATCTGACTTCTTGCCCACAACCTTTTACTGCGCCGCCGCGAACCTATGGTGAAGCGGTAGAGCGTGATCCCATATGGCTAGAAGCTTGGCGTAATTGCGCTGACCAAATTGAGCACTTGCGTGACTTTTACGGTTACGACAGTGCGCTCCCCAATACGGGCAAATAACACTTACTACTTGGGTGGTCGTCCACCGTTATCCGTTGTTGCCCGTTACCCATTCCTCACTAGGGTGTAAGCGTGGGTTCCTCGCTGTCTTAATTGTTAGCCATGACCATATTCAGCTCGCTGCTGAACCTCCTTATATGGTAGCGCCAGTAAAGATTCAAAAAGGAACAAGCAGAGTTTGAGAGAACTACATTAATCAGCAACGTCAGCTTAATGCGAACAAGGGCGTGACGCTCGGAGAGACGAGACTCATTTAAGAGGGCTTTCAATGAACAATGAAAAACGACTTTGGAATTTAACCGAGTTGGAAGCGTTCGATTACCACCGTTCAACGATCCGTAAGAAGCTTAAAGCGGCAGGCATTGAACCTATCGCCTTTAAAGGGCAGACCCCACTTTATGATGTGGTTCAGGTGACGCCATATTTGTGCAAAGCGCCGTTAAAAGAGAGCGATGCTCCTGATTTGATGGGCTTTAAAACCGCCGCTGAACTCAGAGCTTACGTTCAATCCGAACGAGAAAAGCTGGCGCTGCAGAAGGACTCTAACGAGTGCATTTCAAAAGAAGACTATGAGAATGAAATCGCGATTTGTATCTCCGGTGTGAAGGGCTTTAAAGACAAAGTGATCACCCGCATCGAGTCGGCTATCCCGACCGCGACCACGCAGCAACTTGAAGCTTTAGAAAACTTACTTAATTTTGATTTAAAGGCGGTGTCTGATGGGCTTGAACACGTTTGATTCACGCCTTGGGGTTCAGTTCGCCGATGCGGGAAAGATTCGGCGAGAGCTTGCTTATCTGTGTGCGCCAACCGATAAAACCCCCATTGAAGCGGCAGATGAAGATTTGTGGATTTCTGATGGAACAGACGTAACCAAGTTTCTATCTTCATTGGTGCCTTATATGAAAGAGCCAATGAACTGTTTGGCAAGGCGCATTTACGAAGCCGTGATTGTGGTTGGCCCTGCACGTTCGGGAAAAACCAAAGCGTTAGTCGAAGGGTGGATCAACTACACGGTAACGCAAGCCCCTGGCGATATGCTGCTGATTTACAGTACTAAGACCAAAGCGGCAGATATGTCTAAAGCCGATTTAGACCGCTGCTTTTCTGCGACGCCAGGCATTGCACGTTTAAGAACGGGGCGAAAGTCGGACGATAACATCACCTCGAAAAAGTTTAAAAACGGCATGAATCTCAAGTTAGATTCAGCCACTGAAACCAGTTTATCAGCGTCGACCTATCGCTATGCTGGTGCGACCGATTACGACAGGGCCGACGATGGCGTCGGCCAAGAAGGTTCGAAGTTTGAGTTGATGCTGATGCGCGTTCAAAACGCGAAGTCTTCAGGCATGGTGATGGCCGAAAGCTCGCCTGGTCGTATTGTTCGCCATCCTAAACCAGAAGAAGAATTGCTTGCCCATGAAGCGCAGCCTTGCGGCGGCATCGCCTCGCTCTATAACCAAGGCGATAGACGCCGTTTCTATTGGTTGTGCGACGATTGTGATACGCACTTTAGGCCGGAATTTGAAACCTTAAAATGGGACGACAAAGGGGATCCTTTGCTCTCTTCTCAAACCGCGTATGTGGCTTGTCCAAGGTGTGGCCATCGTATTGAAGAAGTGGAAAAACACAGTAAGAACTTAAACGGACAATGGTTTCGTGAAGGGGCGGTCAATCAATACGGTGAGTTAGTGGAAGACGAATCTGAGATACGCACCACCAAATGGGCCACGTTTTGGTTTGAAGGGGTGATAGCCGCTTACAGCAGCTGGCAAAACTTGGTGTATCGCTACCTCAATGCTGAAGCCATTTATGAAGACAGTGGTGATGAAGATGCGCTGATATCCTTCATCAATACCCGAATGGGGCGCTCTTATATCCTGCAATCTCAAGGGCAAGATATTGGTGCTCATGAATTGATGGAAAAAGCCAAAGGCAACCCTTATCTACGCGGTGTGGTGCCTGTCGGTGGCCGCTTCTTGATCATGAGTATCGATGTGCAAGGGGGCAAATCCAATGCTCGGTTTGTGGTTCAAGCTCAAGTGTTTGGCGAAGGCCTGCAGCGTTGGGTGATTGACCGCTTTGAAATTCTTACTTCGCCACATCGAAATGGCGATCGCATTAATCCCGCCATTTACGCAGAAGATTGGGATTTGCTGATTGAGCAAGTGATTAAAAAGACCTATCCCGTTGCCGATGGCAGTGGGCGAGTCATGAAACCAATCTTAACGCTGTGTGATTCGGGTGGCTCGGCGGCTGAAAAAGACGGTAAGAAAACCTCAGTGACCGATTTTGCTTACCAGTTTTATAACCGGCTTAAAGCGAAAGGGTTGTCTCATTTGTTTCGCCTTGTGAAAGGGGCCAGCAAAAAAGACATGGATTCACTGATTAAAGAATCCTACCCAGATAAGCGCAGCAAACTGGCGCATGGTGAGATCCCCTTATTACTGCTGCACACCAATCGACTTAAAAACCGAGTGGTGGCCAGCTACTCTCGAGAAGAATTTGGCGCTCGGTATTTTCATTTACCCGCATGGGCGCAAAGAGAGTGGTTCGATGAGCTGACGGCGGAATTTATCGATGAGAAAGGCCAATGGATTTGCCCCGATAAAACCCGCAACGAGAGCTTTGATTTGTGCGCGTATGCCGAAGCCGGAATGCACTTTCTTGGTGGGGATGACATCCATTGGGAAAGTGCGCCACCTTGGGCGTCAGAGTGGCAGATTAACCCCAATGTGATTGATGCTGACTTACAGCCAGTGTTCGAGCGCAAGCCTAAGAAACGTTATAACCACTCAAGAGGTATTTTCGGATGAGTTTAACGATACCAACCAATCAAGACCGTTTGCAGTGGTACCTCGAAGCCGAACAGAAAATCTTACAGCAACAGTCTGTTAAGACGGCAGAAGGCGAAGAGTTGACCTTGGCAAGCTTAGCCACGGTGCGTAAAGAGATTGAGCGCTTACAGCGTATTATCGCGCTGCAAGCTCAAGGAGGGCGACGCTCTATGATACGGAGAAATTATCTTGAGTAGTCCAAACGTGATCGACAAACTCGTGGCGGTATTTAGCCCTCGAAAAGGGTTAGAGCGTGCTTATGACCGGCGGCTTTTAAATAAATACAACGCCGCTCTTCCTCGAAATCCGCACACCAAAAAAGCCAATAAACAATCGAAAGGCGATGCCAATGCGTTGAACAAAGGCGCGAAAGCGGTGTATCAACGTGCGCGTCACATGGATGAAAACAACCCATTTATTACGGCCATTTTGGATGAGCTTTGCGCTAACGTGATTGGTCCGAATGGCATCATGGTCGAGCCTCAACCTTTGAACCGTAAAGGTGAAGTTCATATTGAATGTGCTCAGGCGATCATGACCTGGTGGGAGAACTTTTCTCTAAATCAAAACATCGATGCTGAGCACTCTCGGGCGGAAACCGAGTGGCTGGCGGGGCGAACTTGGTTTCGTGATGGCGAGGTGTTTTGTCGCATGTTCATGGGTAAGCATAAGGATTTGATTTACCCAACCGAGACGCCCTTTGCAGTGCAGCCGTTTGAGCCTGACTTTATCCCTTCGCATATCACGGAAGCCGAAGGGGGCCTGTTTGAAGGTATTAAGCGAAACAAACTTGGTCAGGCTATCAGCTATTTGATTCAAAGAGACGCCCGAGGGTTTGAGTTTGTGGATGTCGATGCGCAGTTTGTCTGCCATTTGAAGTTCACGCGCCGCTTTCATCAAAACCGTGGCATTTCCCTTTTGCATTCGATTTTAGATTTGGTCGATGACATCGAGGATTACGACCAATCGGAACGCATCAGCGCTCAGATAGCGAGCCGCTTTGCCTATTACATCAAACGAGATCCAACATTGAATTCAAATACATCGGACGCGTTCGATCGCGGTGGTGATTTGTTCTTAGGTATGGGGAACTCGTTTGAACTGGCACCCGGTGAAGATGCCGGTGTGGTGGAGAACAACCGCAAAGAAACCATGAGCAGTCCTTTTCGAAATGCTCAGCTGCGACTGGCCAGTGGGGGCGCAGGGGTGAATAACTCAAGCGTGACCCGAGATTACAGTAACGGCAGTTACTCTGCGCAGCGCCAAGAGTTGATTGATTCGTTCAGTCGCTATCGAGTACTGCAGCGAAAGTTCGTTCTAGGTTGGACTCGTCCACAGTATCGACAAGCTTTGCAAATGGCGATGCTGGCTGGTGAAGTTAAAATTCCTGCCGACGTTGACCGAGCGACGATTCTGAATGCCATTTATCAAGCGCCCGTTATGCCATGGATTGATCCTGGTAAAGAGATGGTGGGCGTAGAGAAGGGAACGCGCTTGGGGTTGTATTCGCTCAGTCATGCGCAGCGTGAACGCAACATTAACCCTTTGTCTACTCGCCGTGAAATTCAATCAGAGCGACAACAAATGAATGATATGCACATCGTGAGCACGTCCGATCCTGCTCATGCGACAAAGCCCAACAATAAAACAGAAGAGGCAAACAATGCCAAAGCCAAATAAGAGCTGGTACACGCTCAAAAATGAAGCCGATGTGATTAAGGTCTGGGTGCATGGAGACATCAGCGCTTGGGACATTGATGCAACGGAAATCATCGCGGCGCTGCAAGTGGCCAATGGTAAAGACGTTGAACTGCGCATGCTCAGTGGCGGTGGCAGTGTTTACCAAGGCTTAGCCATGTACAACGCACTCAAAGCGCATAAAGGAAAGGTGGTCGGCATCGTTGATGGCATGGCCGCGAGTATCGCCACTTATGTTTTGCTGGCCTGTGATTCGATTCGTATGCCCGAAAATGCCATGTTGATGATCCATAACCCCGCTATCGGAGCATGGGGCGGTGAGAAGGAAATCAACTCCGCGCTTCAACAGTTGCAAGCGGCCACCAAAACCATTTCAGAAGCCTACGCGGAAAAGTCGGGTCAACCACTTGAGGATGTGCTCACCGCGATGGAAAGCGAAACCTGGTTCACCGCGCAAGCCGCTAAAGATTGGGGGCTGGTCGATGAAGTGGTGGAAGCGGTCGACCTCAGTAACTCATTACAGCGCTTTGATGAATCCGATTTTAAGCATTTCAAACAAGCGCCCAGTGAGCTGATGAATTCACTCACTCACCAACCCAATGAACCGACACCTTTGGCAGCGTCTGCAGAGCCAAAAGAACCTCAAATACTTAAATCCAAGCAGGTAAGCGACATGCCGAAATCAAATGAAGAATTACAAAACGCTGTAAAAGCCGAGAATCAACGCCAAGCGGATATTCGTGCGTTGTGCGCTCAACATAAAGTCAGCGAGGCATTAACCAATGACATGCTGAGTGACTTAACGTGCTCAGTGGGGCAAGCGTCCATTAAGATTTTAGACAGTATTGGTAGCCAATCGGCGGCAGGGCAGCAAGAGCCTGAAGCGAACTTAACCGCCACACACATGCGAGTAGGCAACGGCAATCATGTGAAAGACGAACTGCAAAATGCGCTGAATGCACGTTGTGGTGTGGCGGATTTAGAAAAAGACAACGCGTTTGGCCATGAGTCATTACTGAACATGGCGCGAGCGTGCCTTGATGTGAATGCTCGAAGCGCCATTACCAAGAATGAATTGGTCAACCGAGCGTTTAACTCCGGTGATTTTGGCGACATCATCACCGAAGGCATTCGAACCGTGATGCGCGATGAAGCGCAAGCCAGAGCGCCGATGTGGCGTGAACTGGCTAACGTGGAAAGCCTGACAGACTTTCGTGAAACTGAGCTGGTGATGGTTAATGACGCGCCAGACTTGATGAAAGTGTCGGAAGATGGTGAATACAAAGCGGCGGTCTTAAAAGGCAGCGGTGAGCGCATTCAGTTGGCGACCTTTGGCCGTGAAATTCAGTTCACGCGTCATGCCATCATTAATGATGAAATTGGCCTAGTGGCGAAGGTGCCACGTAAATTCATGCAGTCTGGTTATCGTCTGTCAGACAAGCTGATGTTTAACGCGATTCTCGCTGGCAAGATGGCCGATGGTGGCAATGTCTTTAAAGCGGGCAAAGACAAAGGTTGGGGTAACCTCATCAATGAAATTCCAGCAGGCGATTACGCGGCGATGATCATGGCGCTGCATAAAGTGTTTGCAACAGCAACCACTATTCCGCTCGATGGTGAAGCGGGTCAAGGTGATGCATTAGACTTGCGTGGTGAGATCTTAATTGCCAGCCCAGACCATGCCTCGATGTTTGAAGCGGTGTTGAATACGGCGAGCAAACCGGATGTCTTTAACCCCGCTTATAAGAAGTTTGGCAAGGTGATTGAAACAGCGCGTGTGGGCGATGTGAATGGCGCATTGGCGTTAACAGGTAAAGACTTTGATACCGTCGTGATGGGCTTCTTAGATGGCCAGCAAGACCCATGGCTAGAAACGGGCGACGGTTGGAGCAGTGACGGTGCTAAGTTCCGCATTACTTATGACTTGATGTCGAAGGTATTGGATCGTCGTGGTATTGCTCAAGCGACCTTTAAGTAAGTTTGGTAAGAACAGCTTACAAGAGCAGTTTAATTTGATTGACAGGGTGAGCAGGGCTCGCCCTTTTTTAATGGTGACAATATGCGTTTAAGCGATGGTAAAAAGATTGTAGCAACGGTGCCTTTGGGCGGTTTTGTGAAAGATGTGCCGTGTGTGGTTGGGGCTTTATTAGTGGTCCCCAATTTTACGGCCGCCGCTGGTGATACGGCGGTGTGTTATACCCAAGGGCATTTTGATGGTCCTATCAAGGCGGGAGATACCGTGAGTTTTACCTCTGAGGTAGCGTTTTTCAAAGACGGTGAATTTACCAAGACACAACCCACAGAGTCAGGAGATGTGTCTCAAGCGGTTGGGGTATTCATTGATGGGGGCGTGCTGCTGACGGGCGGCGTACTCACTGAGTTTGTGACTTAACGACTCGTGATGAGTGAGTTCGAATCGGCTCAGCGTCTTATTCGCCAATCTATCCAACGTTGCTTTGGTCGTCCTATTGTTGTGATGACGCCACAAGGGCAGCCGATTGAAGTGATCGGCTATATCCGACGTCACGAGAAGGGCGTTAATCAAGTGCAATTGCTGGCGACGGATGCTGAGCTTCCTGAAAGCTGTACTTTGCTTTATCGCGATAAACGCTACCGATTGGTGTTCGATGCCGCTGCAAAAAGCCCCCATGCCACCAGTCAGCTCATGAGAGAGTATGTCATGGTATTAGATACCCAAGGGGCGAAGCATGAGTGGTCTGAATTCTAGTCGTTCCAAGTTGCTTTTAGATACTGAGTTTATTCGTCGCTATGAAGCGTTTGAAGAAGAAATTCCGAAGGCGGTACTTCGAGCGGCTTCGCTGACCTCTAGATGGTTACGAGGGGTATCGATGGCCGAGCTTGGCTACGAGCTCAGTATCGATAACAAAGCGCTGCGTTCACGATTTCGCGTGTACAAAAACGGTCGAGTGTCGAAGCTGTGGATTGGTGTGCGCGACATTGGCGTTCACCGATTAGGAAAGCCGATTCAAAACCGCTTGGGTGTCCGAGTGGGTGAGCATTTCTTTGCCGGCGCGTTTATCTCCCCGATGGACAGCGATCAGCTTTTGGTGTGGCGAAGGCGTGGTAAGGCAAGAACCGTCATCGAAAGAGTCGAAATCGACATTGCGGATGATGTGGACTCGATTGTTGAGAATTACTTACCCGATATTAATCGTAAATTTGAGGCGTTTTTTCATCGTGAATTCAAACACGTTCTTTCGCTCGCCGCGTGAGTGGGTCTTATTGGTGGTCAATCACTTAGAGCAGCGGCTTGCGCTTAGTATCGAGACGGTCTATCGACGCCAAGCCGTTGAGTTGGACAGTACCACTATCAGTTATCACATTGGCGAGGCCGAGCCAGTGAATGAGTACGCCAACGACGGGCGTCACCTGCATGACATTGAATTGAGGTTCTTGGTTGAAGTGCCTATCTCTATGGAGGGTTTCGATTTGGAAGCGTTGGACGCGTCAACGCGTGTCGAGCGTGAACTGCTGCATCAGCGATTTGGCACGCCGAGTGATTTGGATGGCGCAATGGTGGTATCGAATTTACCGAGTAAGTTTGATCCACAAAACGGTGTGTTTGCACGAACCGTCACCATGAAGCAGCGCATTCGATTAGGCCCAGTGGAAGAGAGCTGGCATTACATAGACGGAGGCTGTGACCATGCTAGCCAAGCTGATAAAACATGTGAGCGCCTTGGAGAAGAAGGTTCTTGAGTTACATGAAGAGTTAGAAGAGAACAACCGCGCATCAGCCAACCTGATCCGCTTAGGCGTGGTGGTGAAAGCCGAGAGCAACACCGTCGATATTCAGACAGGGGATAATCTGGTAAAGAGGATCCCTTTTTTTGTGCTGGCTGCAGGGCGAGTCAGCCAATATCGTCGTCCCTCCATCAAGGAGCAGTGTTTGCTGATAAACCTAGGCAGCGGTGACAGCTTAAACAATGCGGTCGCGTTAATGGGGTTACCGTCGACTCAGTTTCCAAGTCCAACCGTCAAAGAAAACGAAGTGATGACTGATTACGGTAACGGCATGACCGAGCTTTATAACCTCGATGAAGGCTCGATGGTTTGCCGTTATCCAGGAGGCGTGAAGATCTATGGCGATACTTGGCAAGATGGCGCTTATCAAGCAACGGGTAACATCACCGACCATACCCGATCGATGCAAGCTGACCGAGAGATTTATAACAAGCACGATCATCCTGGCATTCTTCCAGGTCCTGCGAAAACCAAACCCACGGAGCAACAGCAATGATTGGTATTGATCCCCAAACTGGAAAAACCGTCATTGGCGCTGGCGCATTGCGCTGCCGCTTTTCCAAGGTGCTGACGACAGAGGTGAGTGCTCGAGTAAAACGTCGAGGTGTCGGAAATCGAGCGGTCTCACGTTTGGGAAAGCAGCAGACACCGACTGAAGCCATGATTGTTCAAAATCTCACCTTAGAGGCCTTATCCAATCCATTGAATGGGCTAATGGATTATCAAGGCATTCAGTGCCAAGCTATCCCTCATTTGAATGGATTTAAAGTGAATGTTTCGGGGACATGGCGTGGTGAACGTCTGCAGTTAAGTGGTGTGCTATGAGTACAAAACCCGAGGCTTTCAGTGAGCCAAACTTTGAAACGCTGCTCAAGGAATACATCGATTTTGCTGTGCAATACTGCGCCAAGCAAGATCCAGATAAAGCCAAACAATTAAGAGAGGCATTTAATAATCAAGGTGAGCTGCTTGCTCAGGTTACACAAGCGTTTGTCTTAAAGCGAACCGGTGAAATACGAGAGCAGAATCACCAAGCACTGCAGATGTTTCGCAAGTACGTGACCGATACCGAGATGGTGGATTTACTGGCATTGCAATACAGCTTAAAACGCCAGGTCATTGAAGCCGGTGATGATACCGTGTTTCCTGCCAAACCTGCGGTCATGGAATCGAATGATAGCCTTCTGCAGCGTTTTGATTTAGCGCCTTTCCAATTTCATACCACTGGCACTCGGCTTGGGTATCGCTTTCACGCCATGACACTCGAAGAGCGGCCAACCATTACGTTTAGTTCTGAGAAAGACGCGCTTATTATGCGTTACGAGTTTCCTGAAACATCGTTACCGAATCCGATTAAAGATGCGCAAGCAAGAATGCTTGAACCCAATTCTGGGAAAGTGTGTGTGGCGCTATTAAGTCGCACTTCTCCAAACGGTGTTCCCAGTGCTGAGTTGCTTGAGCGAGCAAGACACTACTTAAACCGTGATGATATAGCGCAAGAGTCAGATGAGCTCACGGTCAAAGCAGTAAGCCCTAGACCGTATCAAATTGAAGTGACGTTGTTTACAGGGGCCGATCCCAACAATGAAGTCGACAAAGCGTCGGCGGTCGATGTGGCTTGGCAATTCGCCGAGAAAGCCCAAAGGCTGGGCGGCATCGTTGACCGAGAGGAAGTGGCGCATATCTTTTATGAATTAGGTGCCAAACGCGCCAAGGTCCAAGCTCCTGCTGTGGATGTAGTGTGCGCTTGGGATGAAGCGCCCCAATGTACGGAGGTGATAGTCCATGTCCGATCCGAATGACGTGTTTATCTCGGTTCAGCCTAACAATGCTTCTTTGATTGAAGAGGCGTTGGAATATGCCTGGACTGAACTGATTCAATCTAAATCTAGTCCATATCCCAATCTTAAACAGCCTTTACTGACCGACAAAACTTTTGTGGCGCTACTGGCAGGTGAGCGAGGTGTCCAAGATTGGCAACCAAAAGATACGCTAGAAAGCCAGCGTAAAACGGTGGATAAGGCGTTCGATATTCACCGAAAAGCTGGCACTCGATTTGGCCTATCCATTGCCTTGGACGCGATTGATTGTGATGTGGAAGTGACGCCTTGGCATCAGATGCAACCAAGACACAAGCCATATCACATTGAATGTATTGCACGGCAACGAAACCGACCTATTGATAAGGCGGCGACAACTCGAGTTTTAAGTCGTATTGAGAGTTCGAAATCTGAGCGCGATACGGTGAATTTAATCATGGCGCTTGACGCGGATTCTGGATTTGAATTCTCTGCAGCTAGGCAACAGGGCGTCATGGCCAAAGAAGACCACTGCAGTGGGACCATTAAAGGCTCACCGCAAGTGGAGTATTCCACCTTTTTATCGGGTGTTGGCTATCAACTTACTTGTGTTGATGAGTCGGTGACGGGCAAGCTGCCCGACCGTTCACTAGGTTTTGCCCCTATATATTGGTGCGCAGCCACCCGCTTAATTTTTTCCACGGATTTTGAATTTGGAGCAGTCGCATGAGTTATGTCGTGCAATACACCGACGCAGGGCTCGCTGAGCTGATTAGCGCTCGTAATCAAGGGATAAAAGGGGCGATTAAATACATTGCGGTTGGCGATCGCAGTTATACGCCCACACCTAGCCAAAGGTCGTTGAAACATGAGCTTCAACGAGAGCTTATTTCTGATTGGGAAGAACTCAGCCCAACGCAGTTAAGAATGGGGGCGGTATTCAAAGGCGATAAAGAATACGAAGTGCGTGAGGTGGGGTTCTTTTTAGAGTCCGGTACCTTGCTGGCGGTGTATTCAGCCCCGAATACTTTGCTGACTTACAAGTCCAAGAACTCAAGTTGGCTACAGAAATTCACACTGGATGTGTCACCCCTGCCGAGCAGCAGCGTGACCATCGAAGTCGGTACCGAGAATATCAACTTACTGATGTCTGAAGAGGTGCTGACGGCGGCCATCGCCACGATTTCTTTAGGGACGACACAAATTAAAATTGCTCATCAGCATTTGTTGCTGAGTGAGCGACTAAGAACGGAGCTGGGTTAATGGGTATTGAACAAAAGATCACGGATTTACAAAGAACCTCTGCAGAGCAGACAGCCGCTTCACAAGCGTTATCGCAAGAAGTGGCGGAGAAGATGGGGGAGATTGACCAAAAAGTGGTTGAAGCCAAAGATGACTTTGAGCGTTGGCGTGGTGACGTCCAAGCAAAAGACATTAATGGTCAAGCGGTCTATACAAAAGTTATTGACCTAACAGGTTTGAGTACAGACCATTTTTACCCAGTCTGGTGGGGAATGCCAGGTAACCGAGATGGTGAGACGTCCGTGACGATTTCACGGGCTTATGCTGATGACAGAAAATTAGCACCTTTCGGGCCGGGGATCGCTCATATTGCTGGGTTAAATCTGCAAATGGAAGGCGCGGGATACCCATGGAATGGAGATGCCAACCATCTAGCAATTAAGCGATTGTCTCAAACCTACCGAAAAACGGTACGAGCGATTAAATTTGGGATGAAGTGTATTGCGAGGCCAATTAATGGCTCTAAGCCGATGTATCACGGTTACGAGTCTGGGCAGGTTATTTATCACTCTCGCCGAAGTGGGTGTTACCTTCGAGGCGGGCTAACTTATCAAATGAAGAAAAGTTTTGATGGAGGCTTATGGTACAGCCGTGAGCTCGATGAAGTTTCTGCCGGGCAAAGTTCGGCTTCAACATTTGAAATCGACTGGAAAGTAAAGGCTTATCATATTGATGACCCTTTTCTCGGCTCAGATTATGAAGAGAGTCGCCTAGCTTATACGTTAGACAACGATAACCGTTATGCAAAAAAGGACTGAGGGCGACATGAACTACTATATCAAAGAGTTGACTTATTCTAATGGAGAAACGCTTTACAATGTTCCTGCTGAACTCGGGATCTTAATTGAAATGGGTTTTAGTGAAGAGCGTGCTTCGATGATTTGCCAGGAGGCTGAATATGCTGCGATGTGGGAGCAGATTCGTGCAGAGCGCCATTCAAAGCTTACGGAGACAGATTTTACTCAAGTGGGAGATGCTCCCATTCCCGATGAAAAGAAGCTTGAGTTTGCTGAGTACCGCCAAGCGCTGCGTGACTTACCCCAAAACTTTTCCAACCCCAATGACGTCGTTTGGCCAGAAAAGCCAACTCTATAAACCGCTTATAATCAGCGGTTTTTTTGTACCTAGTCCAAGCCCTTTACAGGAATGTGAAGGGCTTTTTTATTGGAGCATTTCTCTGTGCAGAAACTCAAACCGAACACACTGGAATACCTGATCATCAAAGAGTTTCGACTCAATGGTCGTTGGGTGTCTCCAAGTGAAAAAACTGTCCACCTATTACCTCAGCAAACGGCTTTCCTGATCCAAAATGGGAAAATAGGGCCAGCCATTGAAGTTAAGGTGTCGTCTAAATCCACGGAACAAGAGGGCAAGTAATGCTCACCCCAATCCAAGATTTTGAGCTCAATGGAGTAGAAGTCCACACCATTGAGCCTCAACCAAGCATGGGACCCCTAGCACTGCAGGTGGTTCATTTAACCGGTACCGCGCCAAATAAGAGTGCGGGCTTGAGCTATAACGAGCCAACGCGCTTATGGAATTACAGTCATGCGATGTTATCGCTTGATAGCGTTGGGACAAGACAAGGCACATTGCCTAATGTGGTGCGCTATTTACTTGAATACGTCAAATGCATTGTGTATGTCACGATCGTGGAAGCCAATGCAAGCGCATCTGTGACCGAAACCAACATCATTGGCGGAGTAAGCAGTGGGACTGGTGCCATCACTGGCCTTGAAACCGTGAAAGCGTGCGCAGAAACGCCAACCATCATTGCAGCGCCTGGGTTTAACTCGAAAGCCGTGGGTCAAAAGCTCGCGCTGATTGGCCGTGATGTTCGTTGTCGTCCGGTGCTTGATGGCCCCAATACCAATGATATGGCCGCCGCTGAGTTTGCGGCTGAGTTTGGCGCAGAAGGAACGGGACAAGACAAGCTTGCGATCATCGACCCATGGTTTTTGAAAACCTATGACGGTGTGCAATCTCTTATGCCGGCGTCTATTGCTTTGGTGGCCGCGATGGCTTCAGTGGAAGGGTGGGAGAGCCCGCAAAATCGCGGGGTACTTTGCGATGAAACGGCGCGTAATGTGTCATACAAAATCAATGACAAAACCACTCAAGCCAATTTCTTGAATAAGCATGGTGTGGTCACCCTGGCTCGCACACGGATGGGCGGCGTGGCGATCATTGGTAACCGTGCCAATACGGGTCGCTTCCTTTCTCATGTGGGATTGGAAGATTTAATGGCGCGTAAGCTCGAAGAAACCAGTCAGCCACTGATGGGCAAACAGCTTACCGAAGAGTTCATGGGGCAAGTCGTTGACCGCCTAACGAACTGGGGGCAAAACCTCGTTGCCCAGGGCATCATTCCCGTATTCAAAGCATTCCTGCATCCGAGTAAAAACAACCTAGAGAACTACACCTCTGGGCGTTGGTACTTGTGTGTCAACTATGGGCGTTATGCGCCAAACGAGCACATGGTTTATGAAATGAGCGTCGATAATGGCCTCATTGAAGCGTGGCTAGAGGAGGTTGTTAATGGCTGATCGTATTCGCATGCGGATCTCGGCGCAGGTTGAATCTGTGCCGTTGATGAACGAAATCGTGGAGTTTACTCCTGTTGATATCAAGACTAAAACGGTGTCGAACGAGGGCTCATTTGTCCAGTCTGAAGATGTGGTGGGTCTTGAGCCGCTGAAGTGGACGCTTAAGGTTCGTGGTGATCATAAAAAGATTCAAAACGCACTTGGGCGCTTCTTCATGGATAACGCTCAGATAAATGTCACAGAAAAAGGGAAAGACACGGATCAAGTTCAATACCAAGAAGTCTATTCCTTGTATGGCCCTATCACCAACATCAAGAAAGACGCGGTGAAGATGGGCGAAAAGCCAACCGTGACCATCGAAGGTACCTGTAAAGCGTACAAACTTACTGATACGGGTTCGGTCATTCACGACATTAACGTCGACACGGGAAAAACCATCGTAGGCGGCGCTGACCTCATGGGCTCGGCGGGGATCAGTTAAGCCACCTCTCTATCAGCTCTATTGCCTCCAGTGATGGGGGCATTTTTTTGGAATAAACTCATGACTCATCGAAGTAAACTGACTTTTTTTGCCCGTGAAAGCGTGGCGCTTAACACGATCCCTGTCGCTCAGTTTCGCCAGCTGCCGCATATTGAAACCGAGCAAGAGCTCAGCGCCAAGCAGCTCTTTTTACAACGTAAAGCGGTCATTATGGCTTGCAGTGATTTAACGGCAGATGAATTCGAGACCTTAGCGGTACCGGATTTTAACCAACTGTATGACGATATCTGTGATTTGATCTTAAAGCCATCTGACGAAGTTCAAGGTGAAGTTCTGAATGGGAAATCTGCGAGCTTTGAGCTGCTGCATCCCTTTGAAAATGAAGTCGGCGAAAAAATCAGTCGCATTACATTCACCATCCCCAAGGTCGCGCATTCAGAAGCGTTGGCTGAACTCACCGAAGACAAAGAGCGTGAAAACTTTATGTTTGAGGTGATAACGGGTCTGCACACATCAGATCTGAACTTCCTTTCCATCAATGATTACCTGGCGTTAAAACCGCAGGTGGGCGCTTTTTTTCAGCAATCGGCGGCGTACTTTCGCCCGGTGATGTAGAAAACCTAATCGACCTCATCCCCATGCACCGAAATACCTCTGAATCCGAGCTAAGGCGATGGCCACAAGATGTCGCGGTGCGTCGATATGAGCTCATTCTGACCAAACTTGGGGTGAAGAATGTCTGAGAAAATTAACCTCGTTTTGAACACCGTCGTGAAGGGGATGGAAGAGATTGTTTCTACCACTGATGCGACGGAGCGACTGACCTCGGCGTTAGAAGAACAGCGCAGTGAGGTGATCTCGCTGAACGGCAAACTCAAACAGATAACAGGTTTTGAGGCCGCGACGAAGAAAGCGGGGAAACTGGCAGGCCAACTTGATGCGGCGAAAGCCAATGTCGAGAAGCTTGGTCGTGAGCTCGATGCGAATAAACAGCACACATCGAGCCTTAGAGCTGAATACAGTAAAACCCAATCCGAGATTAAAAGCCTGAATTCTCAGATGAAAAAGGCCTCGGGTGAAGGGGCGGTTGAATTAAAAAATCGTCTCAATGACGCGCAAAAACGACTCGATTCTTTCAATGATGAGATCCATCAAGGGAAGGTGAAGACCAATGAGCTTAACGTGGCTTATAAGTCGGCCAGTAAGCGCGTTACCCAACTGACGGAAACTCAATCGAAACAGAGCGATAAGCTCAAAGGGTTAGGTGCAGCCTTAAAAGCTTCGGGGATTCAGACTGGGCGATTAAGTGACGAACAAAGAAAGCTGGAAGCGCAGGCCGATAAGGCGACAACGGCGATAGCGAAACAGAATCGTCATTTGAAAGAGATGAAATCCATTCAATCTCGCATCGATAGCCGTGATGCCAAATTGGGTGAGATTGGGGGTCAAGCGACCTCACTGGCCGTGGCCGCAGCGCCCATCGCAACTACAGTATGGTCGGCGGTTAAAAACGAAAGTTCATTTGCTGATGTGAAAAAAGTCGTGGATATGACGCCCGAAGAAGCCAATGCCATGCGCAGCTGGTCTTTGAAAACGTCAACGGAAACCCCAATGAGCGCGAATGATATCAATGCGATGCTGGCCGCCGGTGGTCAAAGTGGTATTCAGGATCAATCCGAGCTGAAACAGTTTGTCCTGGATTCAGCCAAAATGGGCGTGGCGTTTGATATGGAGGCTGACCAAGCCGGAGAGACGTTGGCGGTATTTAAAGCGGCATTAGGGATGGATCAACAAGGGGCAATGGGGCTCGCCGGTTTAGCCAATCACTTATCGAATAACTCCAATGCCAAAGCGAGTGACATTGCTGGCGTCATGGCAAGGCAAGGGGCGACCGCAAAAATGGCGGGATTTTCGGCCAATGAAGCCGCCGCGCTTTCTGCGGCCATGCTTTCTTCGGGGATGGGGGAAGAGCGCTCAGCAACGGCGCTTAAAAATATCTCTGGTCGCCTGACCTTAGGCAGCGCTGCAGCGACGTCACAGCAGGGGGCGTTATCCACCATTGGCTTTGATTCTGTGGAATTGGCTGCATCGATGCAAAGCGATGCATCAGGCACGTTATTGACAGTACTAGAGGCCATCAAAGAGGCCCCGCTTGAAGAGCAAGGTGCGTTAATTGGGCAGATCTTTGGTGAGGAAGCGAAAGGGGCGGTGGCCTCTCTGGCGGGTAACACTGAGCAATACCTCAAAACGTTAAAGCTTGCGAACCAGGGACAAGACGTTCATATCCAGTCACTGCAGGATGAATACGATGCGAGGGTGAATACGACTGAAAATGGACTCGCGCAGTTTATCAATAAGCTGAACCGTTTGAGTGTGGTGGTGGGCAGTGCGTTATTACCGGCGCTGAATTGGGTGTTAGAGCCATTAGGGGCGGGCATCAGTCTGTTGGCTGACTTTGCAGAAGCGAACCAGGGCGTTACTGCTGCCGTTGGGGTTGGTATTGCAGGGTTTATTGCCCTAAAAGGCGTTTTACTGGCAGGTAAAGCCGCCTCACTCATCTTTGGCAATACGCTCGATAAAGGGCGTTTATTTCGTAAAGGTTTGAGCCGAGAGACGCAGCAAAGTGGCCGAGCAGCGGCCTTTGCGACCAAGCAACTGAGCCGCTTGAATCAAACCATGATGAGCATGGGCTCAGGTGGTCGAGAAAATCATCAGCGAGGCGGCGGCTTGGGGACGAGTCGCAGACGGTCAAAAAGGCAAATGCCTCAACGCAAGTTGCGTTCACGAAATCCATTAGCTCGAGCTTACAACATGGCCAGCACCATGATGACCGCCAACAAAGGGGCATTACCCTTGGCATTAGGAGGGGGCGCATTGGCCATGACGCCGACGATTGCGATGGCGCAAGACGGCATTGGCTTGGCTGGCGATATCGCACAAGGCGCAGGCAAGCTCGGGCTCGGTAAGTTACTGAGGCCACTTGATATGGCGATCAGTGCCGGCACTATTGCGACGGCGGTGACCCAAGGTGATACCAAAACGGCGTTGACCGAAGGCGGTGGTTTATTGGGCAGTATGGGAGGCGCAGGGCTTGGCGCCAGTATCGGCACCATGATTTTCCCTGGCATCGGCACTGTGATTGGTGGTTTAGCCGGTTCGCTTATTGGGGATTTTGGCGGTGAAATGCTTGGAGGTTGGTTTGGCGATAAGCTGGACGCCCCAGATGACAAACTGATGGCATCAGAAACCGTGTCTCAAAAATTGGTTGAGAAAGAAAAAAACGACGCCCTCATTCGACAAACTCCGAACGTGACCTTTAAAACCGATGTTGCTATTCAAGCCGCGCCAGGCATGGATGAGAGGAAAATTGCCGCCCATGTCAGCGCTCAAATTGAGCAACAAATGAAGTCCCAATACGACACCTTAACGGGACTGACCATCGATGATTCCATCAACGTATCTGCCATTGATAGGGGGTAACCATGCATCATTTAGTGATTGGGGAGTTTGTGTTTTCGGTTGGAGATAAAACACCCATAACGAAGTTTGATAGAACCACAGCGGGCGCTTATTCCGAAGTCGGGCTGATTGATAATGCACGCTCTGAGCGCACCGGCAGACCGCTTGAAACCATAGACATCACAGCCAAATGGTTGCAATACAACGCGGCGAAGTCAGTCGACGCCATTCGGGCCTTAATCGATGAGCCACAACAAGTCAGTGACGGTCAAGGTTTTAACCTTGGCCGTTGGACCATTAAGCAGATGAAAGAGGGACGCAGTGAGCTTATCCATGATGGCCGCGCCATGGTCACCGACATGACTTTGCAGCTGTTGGAGTATCGAGGATGAAAATATTCGCGCGTAAAGGGGAATTGATCGCCGATTTACTGTTTAAACAAACGGGTCAAGACAGCGATCCGTTAGAGGTCGAGTTCTATCGCCTTAATCCACATGTGCGTGGGGATGCTTTTACTGCAGATACCCATGTTCATATTCCTGAATTATCCACAGTGAAACCCACTCAATCTGTTACGAGGTCTTGGGACTGATGTTTAAACTAGTCGGTAAAAATAGCGAACTGTTATTGGCTCGCCTTAAATCTTGGCGTCTATCTGATGGCAACGGTATTGAGGGGGATAGCCTTTCTCTCACGATCAACTCTGATGACATTGACGGCATTCCCCCGAAAGGTGAGAAGTACTCGGTGTATTTGGGGGAGGTGCTGCGTGATGAATTTCGAATCTCGAAACGCTCAATCAGCTTGCATCCTAGAGAGGTGAATCTCGTGCTGTCTGTCGCCCCTTTTAGCATTAAAGACGAAACCGGATATCGAGAGCGTAAGTCGATGAGCTGGGACAATACGACATTGGCTCAAGTCGTCGCGGATAATGTGGCCCCTCATGGCTTTCAAGCTTTTGTGCATCCGAGATTACAAAAAATTGAAATCGCGCATCTCGATCGCACTGATGAAAGTACGCCTTCGTTTTTGTACCGGCTGGCCAAGCAATATGATGCTGTTGCCAAACCTAGTGATGGCCGCTTTATTTTTGCTCCCAAGGGGGAAGCTCGAAGCGCCAGTGGAAAAGACATTGAAACCGTCACGCTATCGCAGCCCAATGGCAATGCCCCACAGCTTCCGAATTTCATCAATGTGAGTATCGATCTCGATGGCCGAACCGATGTTACCGGTGTTAAGGCATTTTATCTTTCGACGGAAGACGGCACCCGACAGGAGGTGAGAAAAGGCAAGACACCTTTTAAATCGATAGGTAAAGACAGAAACAGTCAACAAGAAGCCGAGCAGACCTGCGCGAGCGAACTCAGAAGAATGCAGCGAGAGGGACGAAAGCTCAGTATCGAAGCGCCGCCTAATCCTAACGTGTTTGCTGAAGGGTTATTGGTGCTTGATGGCTCTTTCCCTGGTGTATTTCAAGGCACGAGCTCAATAGACAGCGTCTCGTTTTCCGGTCAAGGCCTGCAGCCAAGACGAATGAGCATTAAAGCCACCTTAACGGGAGAATAGGATGATTACGTTGAATTCTGGTGTTCATCATCCTGCGACCGTTCGCTGTAAGATCTCCGATGCGCAAATCAAGAAGCATGCAAAACAACCTCATGTGAGGCAGCTGAAGGATGAACGCTACTCGGTGTACTTGCGCTACAAGAAAAACAGGCAGCAAGGGTCTTGGGTGTTTTATGAATACAAGAGGGGCAAGCAGACGGCTCATGTCTTTGGCAAATACCCGAACTTAAGCGCGAAACACATACCAGACGTCGTCGAGCATATCGTAAAAGAGCTCTCGACGGGCATCAGAGCACGCTCAAATGAATTTTTGACTGTCGATGAGTTGCTGGTTTGGTACTTAGATATGGAGACGCGAAACGGCCACTTATCCAAGGAGCGGCTGAGTTCGCTTAAGGCCATGATTGACTCACACCTTATTTCCCGTCTTCACGGTGTCGAGATAGCGGGGCTTTCTCATCGTGAGATTGAAAAACAGTTGATGAAGCCGTTACGCGAGGGGTTGTACTCCATCAGTTATATTCGTTCGATATTTCAGGCGTTAAAAGTCGCATTTAACCAGGCGAAAAAGATGAACAAAATCGGCCATAACCCGCTCAATGACATGGTGTTTACTGACTTTGTGAAGGCCAAAATCAAACCAAAGGGCTGTAACTTGCTCGTCGGACATACACCAGGCTTACTTGAGCTGTTTGGTCACGCCGAGCCATTGACTCGGATGTTGTGCTTGATGATGGTGAGCCACGGAACTCGCATTGGTGAAACGCGCAAAGCGAAATGGTGCAACATTTGTTTTGTCACCAAGCGTTGGAAGGTCCCGATACGTGATGCGAAGACAAGAAAAGAGATCTTATATCCACTCACCGATGAATGGGTCAGTTTGCTGCAGGCCTATAAAGCCTGGCAATTGGCGAATCATTACAAAGGGAATAATCTCTTTCCTTCTTCTAAGCGAGACTTGAGGCCAATATCAAGTGCTGATGCGACTCAGATGATCAGAGCCATAGCGAATGGTCAATGGACGGGTCATGACTTAAGAAAGTTAGCGCGTACGGTGTGGGCTGATATCGGGATTGATTACCTGGTTGCAGAAACATTGTTGAATCATGCAAAGGGAAAACTGGAGCAAGCGTATATCCACACTCACATCGAGCTGCAGAAGTCAGAAGCTCTTAAAACGTATCATTCTTGGCTAAAAAATTGCTGGCGAGACTGTTTTATAGCTGATTTTTAAAAAACGTTCACATTAAAAATGATCAGTAAGATCAACAAGTAAAAGCCATCGAGATCATAATTGCAGAGGACAGTATTAGCATGGGTAATTTTGAGCGAAAAGGTGAGGTGAGTCACGCTTTAGTGGCTGCTGCGCGACTTGCCCCGCACCAGGTGAAATGGGTCAAGTTAAGCAAGACACAATTAAAGGTATTAGATTCGATAAAGCAGGGTGAGGAAGTGACAGCGCAACTTATTGCTGAGCGATGTGATTTGTCACCGAGTTGGGCCAGTTCTCTTTTGAGAAGTTTATATTTGAGATGCTACCTAACAAGAGCGAGTGTAGGGCTAGATTTTGGGGGAGTTCAATTTGGTTACCAACGCTTAAATGTATAAATTTTATGAATGTTTTTGTTATTTTAATATGAATACATTTGCAATTTTAGGCATTTTAGGTTTGGATCAGCTTCAGTTCTGACGGAGCAATTAGTTAGGTTGATGGTACCTTTGTCCACGACTTGATTTGGCATTATCGGTTATGGTTAACTGGATAAATAACTCGTATGAAAAGCATTTTAAAATCAAGTGTTATTGTTTTATTAGTTCATCAAATTATGGGTTGTGCTCAAAGTTACTTAAGTGGCTCGAACACAGTAGAAAATATATATATTGAGCATGAGCCCATATACTCTTTTGAAGAAAAAAGCTGCAGTAAAGATATCAAAGCTTCTGATTATTATAGCGACCCTAAAGCGTTGAATAGTTTGTTGGAGTGGCATCTAACTTCACCTGAAGTGAGCAACCCAGCGTGTATGAATAATATAGGTTGGATATACCACTTTATAGAAAGGGATTACCCCAAAGCACAAGAGTGGTATAAGCAGGCTGTAGCTCAGGGTAATCTGGATGCTATGTATAATTTAGCATTATCTTATGACAGCCAATCTGCAACGCTTGGTAATTATAATATGGCTTTCTCTCTGTATAAGCAGGCTGCAGAACATAATCACAGGTATGCACAAAATAATTTGGCTCAAATGTATATGCGAGGGTATGGGACAGACAGGAACTACACTGAAGCTAAATCTTGGTTGGAAAAATCTTCTAATCAGTTTTATAGCGTAGCGTTTGTACAGCTAGGATTACTTTATGAACGCGGATACGGTGTGGATCAGGATTATGAGCAAGCCAGGCAGTATTACAAGCAAGCTGCACAATTAGAAGATGCTATAGGAGAATTGCGATTGGCCTTGCTTTATTCGAAAGGATTGGGGGGAGGTGTTGATAAAGAGAAAGCAAAATTGCTTTTACAATCGTCAGCATCTAAAGAGAATAGTTACGCAAGATACTATTTTGCCAATGAATTCGATAAGTTAGGTTCTTCTGGCAAGAAGTAGGACACAAACGCGGCTAACCCTCGCGAAATAAAAATTTTTCGGGCTCTATGGCCACCACCACTGGTATGACGCGATCTGGCTAATATTAAACTTAGCATTCGATCGTGATGCGTAACGGTGTCATACCTTGCAAGCTTCTCATCATCCATTCTCTGAAAATTGACCAAACAGTCTATGTTACTGTATATTTATACAGTTAAATAAATTGTTTGGACTTTAGTTATGAATATCCTCCCTTTGTCTCCTACTAGTATGTCTTGCTCATTAACATCATGGGAATCACCTGCTGCAGAATACGTTGAGCTTGGTGTATCGCTCGACTCAATATTAGTAAACAACCCTAATGCGACTTACCTGGCTTACGCGAACGGAGATTCAATGGAAAACGTTGGGATCTACAATGGCGACTTACTAGTGATTGACAGAAAACCACAGGCTCAACACCTTGATACCGTCATCGTTTCGTTAAATGGCGCGTTCATGTGCAAAATTATTGATGTTCGCCAGCGATTGTTATTATCCGCTAACGCAACCTACGCTCCGATCCCTATTCATCCTGAAGACGCGTTCTCTATTGAAGGGGTAGTGATACGCTCTATACGCCTTCATAAGCCTCTTCCTGAGTTCATGTAG